AAGAAGAAAAATCTTCAGGAAATTAGGAACTAAATATGGACGCAAACGAGGTCGCCGCAGAGTTAGCAAAACACGAAGCTGTATGTGCAGAAAGATGGAAAACCGCTTTTAATCGGTTTGACGAGACAGCTTCACAGATAAAAAGAATAGAAACAATTCTAATTAGTTCAGCAGGTACTATTATTGCAGGTGGACTAGCCGTGCTTTGGACAATATCTAGTTTACATTAAGGAAAAAATTATGATCGAAGGATACAAAACAAAGGAAATGAAACCAGCCAAAACTAAAAAAGTAAAAGAAGTTATCTTTCAAGGAGACGATGGACTATTTTACTTTGAATGGGAAGGCAAAAAACAAGGTTTCACTAAAAAAGAAAACGCTGAAATAGCACTAAATAGATTAAAAAATGAGCAATAGTATTGAAGAAGCTTTGAAAAAAGCAGTTGAGAAAACAGACTCAACAAAAGTAGTTGATGGAGAAGGCTCAGAAGCCTCACAAGAACTTTCAGCAAGAGTTAAAAAACTTATGTCTCGAAAGACTAACCTACAACGTAAAAGAAGAAATCGTTTACCAAGCAGCATAAGATGAACAAAAAGCTTTCCCATGAGGAACGCTATAAGATCTGTAAAGAATGTCCAAACTTAGATAAACGGTGGAAAGTCTGTAAAGTTTGTAATTGTTTTATGCCCCTCAAAACAAAAATTAGATGGGCAGAGTGTCCTGAGGAGCCCCCTCGTTGGACATAGGAAGAAATATGCCGTATCATTCAAAACCAAAAAAGAAAAAAGGTAAAAAGAAGAAAAAGTAATGCCTGTACGTAAAGTAAAAGGCGGCTATAAGTGGGGCAAGTCAGGTAAAGTTTATAAGACTAAAAAACAAGCTGAAGCCCAAGGCAGAGCAATATACGCTTCTGGATATAAAAAGAATGGCAAGAAAAAGAAAAAGCGTTAAAAAGAAACCAGTGCCAACAAATCCTAAGCTGTATGCAAGAATTAAAGCGCAGGCAAAAAGAAAATTTAAAGTTTATCCAAGCGCATATGCAAATGGATGGTTAGTAAAAACTTACAAAGCAAAAGGCGGTAAGTATCGCATGGGAAAAAGAAAATGAAAGGACTATACACAGGAGACGGAAAATTTATCGTTAAGAGTGGGCATACAGATGCTGCTTCTGCAATAACAAGCTGCAAAATCATTATGAGCCATTGCCAAATGATCTTAGATGGATTAGAAGGTAACGAAGAAATGGACAAGCTTCCTACATGGTGGACAAATAAATTAGCTATTTCTGAATACGAAGTTGTATCAGCTGCTAATTATTTATCATCTGGAGATATTGAACACGAACATGGCGAAACCTAAAGGTGGTTTAACAAAGTGGTTTAAAGAAAAGTGGGTAGATATAGGTCGTCCTAAGAAAAAAGGAAAATATCAACCTTGTGGTAGAGGAAAAGCAAAAACCTCTCGAAGAGGGTATCCAAAATGTGTACCTTTAGCTCGTGCTAGAACTATGAGCAAAGCTCAAAGAAAATCTGCTGTTCGAAGAAAAAGAGCAGTAAGTCAAGGAGTAGGCGGAAGACCAACAAATGTTCGAACAATCGCAAAAAGAGGAAGGAAAAGAACAAAGAGATAAAGAACGTCAATTTGTTGACTGGGCTTTACAACGAATTTCTCAAGGTGAGTTTCGACAAAATTATTATAAACTATTAAAACAATACGAGGAAGAAAATGGTAGAATGGTTAAAAATTAAATGGCTACAATTATGTGCCATAGTTTCAGGGGAAGATAAAAACTGGGACGGTCAAGTGGATATTAAAGATAAATTAATAGAAGCGGAACAAAAAGCTAAAAGCTAAAATATCTTAGCTAAGTCGTATAAGGACTAGCATGATTGATAAACAAAATCTAATTAAAGAAATTCTAAGTGTAGTAGGAATGTCAAAACAACTGCTAATTGCACTAGAATATAAATTACAACTTAATCAACAAATTAGAGAAAAGTTGAACAACGGGCAGAAATGCCAAGAGCTTATTGAAAGCATAGGACAATAAAATGGCAAGACAAGGTGGATTTTTAGTTGGACCAAGTATACACGGAACATCTAAACTACAAAAACATAAATTAAAAAGAGGTCTTACTAGAGATCTTAATGCTGCAGCAGGAACTTACGTGAATACTAAGTCTCCAATGACTACCGCAGGTGGTTTCTATGGTGCAGCTCCAAAGGGCGTAGGTCCAAGATTCGGCAAAACAGTAAATCCAAAACAAGCACGTTTTGGTAAAAAAGGTGCAGGTCGAATTTTACCACGTAGAGGAAGATAAATATTATTCATAAAGACTTTCATGACTTAATGAAAGCAGGACGACTCAATAGAGTCGTGGACATGTTTTACAATGGCACTAACAAAAAGCGAAAAAGCAAGACTAAAAAGGGCAGGTCTAACGAGGTTAAATAAACCAAAAAGAACTCCCAAGCACCGAACTAAAAAAGCAGTCGTTGCAACTCGCGTTGGTGGTAAAGTAAAAATTATTCGTTTTGGAGCGCAAGGTATGGGACATAATTATAGTCCTGAAGCCAGAAAGAGTTTCAAAGCGAGACACAGAAGAAATATTGCGAAAGGCAAATCTTCTGCAGCCTACTGGGCTGATAAAGTATTTTGGGCAGGAAAAGGTGGTTCTAAAAAGATGCCACCTAAATCCCAAAAATATGTTAGAGGAATTAAACGAAGGAAATAATGACAGTACCAAAAGTGATAGATAAACGAGAAGCTTGGCTAGACGGTTTATCTATGTATGCTATAGAGCAGTTGAGAAATGCAGAACGCAGAGAAGAACGAGGTTTAACACGAACTCAACGAGAGCGTGACTACATGGATCTTTGCGGTGGTTACTTATATCTATTACAACTAGCCAAAGAATACGGAATGTTTGAATCCGACGACCCTTTTAATTTATTTAACAAAGAGACTCTACATTGATCGAAGTAAGCCGCTCAGATATTGTCCCTGACTACTTAATGGATTTGGATCCAGAAAGTCGTTTCATAAAACTCCCTATCGAAGGGTATCTTGATCTGTTAGGGATCGAGCCCAACAGTTCACAAACGGCAATTATAAATGCCATCAATAATCCTAAATATCGTTTTGTCTGCGCGGCTGTTTCACGCCGTCAAGGAAAAACATATATATCAAACATTATAGGACAACTGGTATGTCTAGTACCAGCATCAAATGTTCTACTAATGTCTCCCAACTATTCACTATCTCAAATATCTTTTGATCTTCAAAGAAATCTTATAAAACATTTTGACTTAGAAGTTACACGAGATAATGCAAAAGATAAAGTTATAGAACTATCTAATGGATCTACTATAAGAATGGGTTCCATTAATCAGGTAGATTCTGTAGTTGGTAGATCATATGATCTTATCATATTCGACGAAGCTGCACTTACAGATGGACGGGATGCATTCAATGTGGCACTACGGCCAACACTTGATAAAGAAAATTCAAAAGCTATTTTTATTTCTACTCCACGAGGAAGAAATAATTACTTTGCAGAATTTTACTATCGAGGATTCTCAGAAGAGTTTCCAGAATGGTGTAGTATAAAAGCAACTTACCACGAAAATCCACGAGTTTCCGAACAAGATATTATAGAAGCAAAAAAGACAATGTCTGAAGCTGAGTTTAATCAAGAATACATGGCAGACTTTAATGTTTTCGAAGGACAAATCTGGAGATTTAATCATGAAGAATGTGTATCAGATTTAAGTGAATTTGATACAAGTCGTATGGATGTATTTGCAGGACTTGACGTTGGTTACAAAGATCCTACTGCGCTCTGTGTTGTTGCGTATGATTGGGATAATGAAAAATATTATATTTTAGATGAGTACTATAACTCAGAAAGAACAACAGAACAACACGCAAAAGAAATTCAAAAATTAATTCGTAAATGGGACATTGATTACATTTACATTGACTCTGCAGCTCAACAAACTCGTTATGATTTTGCACAAAATTATGATATTAGTACTCTCAATGCAAAGAAATCAGTACTAGATGGAATCGGACAAGTAGCTGGAGTTGTAGACAATGATCAACTTATCGTTGATCAAAAGTGCACAGAAACATTGATGGCGTTAGACCAATATCAATGGGACCCTAACCCAAATTTACTAAAAGAAAAACCTAAACACGATATGGCATCTCACATGGCTGACGCTATAAGATACGCGTTATACTCATTCGAAACTAGTATGACCTCATTTTGAGAATACCTACTGAAAAACAGTTCTTGACTTATGGTGTGACTTTTTGGTATAATTCTAATTAAGAGTATAAATATGAACCTAAAGCGAGATTTAGTTAAATATGTAAGAGACAAAGCTAAGTCGAAATACAAAAAAACAAGCAATTGTTATATTTGTGGAGAGACTAAAGATTTAGATTTTCATCATTACTACGGATTAACGGAACTGCTAGAAACTTGGTTAAAACATAAAAATATAACTATAGAGAATGAGCAAGATATACTAGAGCTTCGGCAATCCTTTATTGATGAGAACAAAGAAAAGGTGTATGAATACACCGTTACGCTTTGCCATAACCATCATCTGAGATTACATTCAATTTACGGAAAACGACCCAAATTGATCACAGCGAAGAAACAACATAATTGGGTCGAGATACAGAGAGACAAACATGGCATGGTACGATAGATTTATAGGTAGAGCAAACGTAGAGGAAAAACTCAACCCTGCACAATACGTAATATCTAGAAACGAGGGTATGACAATTGACTCTCGTGAAGTCGTTACGAATTATAGAAATGCTTACGAACAATTAGAAATTGTAAACCGTGCAGTAAATATGATTGTTGATGATGTAGCTGAAATTCCGTTTCAAATCGGAGAACAAATACTCGGAACAAACAATATTGTAAAAAATATTCGTAGATCAAAAGTTGATCTTCTAATAAATAGAGAACCAAATCCTTTTCAGGATATTAACACTTTCAAAAGAAATCTTATAATTGATTTACTTATTGATGGAAACATCTTTATTTATTTTGATGGTGTACATATGTATCACTTACCAGCAGATAAAATGACAATATATAGTGATAGTGACACTTATATTGAAAAGTTTTCATATGACAATAGTATTGACTATAGTCCAAACGAAATTATACATATAAAAGAAAATAGTTTTAATTCTATTTATAGAGGAGTTCCAAGATTAAAGCCAGCATTTAGAACAATGCAGCTATTAGGAAGCATGAGAAACTTCCAAGACAACTTCTTTAAAAATGGAGCAGTACCAGGATTGGTACTTAAATCACCAAACACTCTTTCAGAAAAAATCAAAGAAAGAATGTTGCAAGCATGGGTTGCAAGATATAACCCATCTTCTGGCGGACGAAGACCGCTCTTTTTAGACGGTGGTTTAGAAGTTGAAAACTTAACTGAAATAAATTTTAAAGATTTAGATTTCCAAGAAGGAATCAAATCAAACGAAAGAATTATATTAGAGGCTATGGGAATACCACCTATTTTAATGGATGGTGGCAACAATGCAAACATAAGACCTAACCATAGACTTTATTATTTAGAAACAGTCTTACCAATAGTAAGAAAAATCGGATATGCTGTAGAACGCTTCTTTGGTTTTTCAATCTCTGAGGATGTAACAGGTATACCTGCTTTACAACCAGAGCTTCGAGACCAAGCAGCTTACTATGCAACTCTTGTAAATACTGGCATCTTAAGTGCCAATGAAGCAAGAGAGGCACTCGGGAAAGAACCAGTAGAAGGTTTTGATACCCCAAGAGTTCCTGCAAATATAGCGGGATCAGCAGTAAATCCAGAAGAAGGTGGCAGACCAGTCGAGACCCCACCAAGCGAGGAAAATTAATATGACAAAAGATATGATGGCAAAAGCATTATCTGACTTTTTAACTAAGAAAGACATGAAAACTGTAACTCTTAGTGAATACAAAGGATTT